AATCCGCGTCAAGCGCCCGTTTTGCATTGAGGTTGGATGCGTGGTCAAGCGCCACCTGCGCCTGTCTCATGAGTGGGGAGTTTGCAACCGCACGGTCAATGATGGACGGATCAACCCCTGCTTCCTGCATTTGCTGATTGATCTTGTTCCTTTCCTGTATCTCGATTGCGTCAAGATACTCATTCATTGTCCGGATCGGCTGGCCGGTAACCGGGTGCCGGTAGTTGCCAAACATAGACGCCACGCGGTTATCCATTTCCGCCTGCTGTCTTGTGTACTTGGCGTTGGCCTCCGCTTCCGCCCTTCTCCTTGCATCCGCATACAATGCGTTCTCGTCCGGCTGTTGAACTTCCGGTTGCTCAACCTCCGGATCTCCCTCTTCAACTTCCGGTTCAGCGACCTCCGGACTTTCTACGCTTCCGCTCTCGCCTTCATCAGCAAAGAATTGAATGTTAAAGGGGATCAGTAATTCTTTTTTCATGGTTCTGCCTTTCTGGGTTTTTTACGCGTATCCCACGCGAAGTTGAGTTTTTTGCGCGTATCTCACGCGAATGTATGAAAAAACCGCCTTATTCAGACGGTTCATCATCAATGATCTCTACCGGTTCATACAGGCTTTCAACCACTTTCCCGTTGTTCGGGCAGCCCTTATTCCGGCACACCATGTTCATCTTGTAAGCTACAGATCCATTAGATCGGCGCACCAGCGGGTTGGATTGGATTCTCATTTCCGTTCTGCATAGCGGACATTGCATTTTGCATTTCCTCCTGTTTTGCAATCCTCTCTTCAATGCTCTTTAAGGCGGCGTTAGCTCCGGGCTTGCCGTTCGCCTCCTGCACCTGCCAATACAGACGTGACGTTTCCAGATCTCCCAGCTGTCCAAAAGCTCCGGACTGCAAGGCCATATCCGCCTGTTGCCACAACGCCTCTCTGTTCATGAACGCCGTGGATGTCGGGTCTGTCTCGAAGATAAACTCGTCATTCCAGTAAAATTCACCGGAGGCGTCCATTTTCAGGAAATCATGCCGGTTCAGATGTTCAAATACCGTATGCCCCTCCGGATCAACGTACTGTATGGATGTATCCTGATCGGCATAGGCAAGCCAAAACTTAAACATCAATCTGTATAATTCCGCAAACGCCTCACGTTTTAACGTCCTCTTGGATTCCAGACGACCGGCTGCCTGATTAACGGATGTCTGCTTTGCAGTGCCGGACAACGCGGATGCGTCATATTTCCCCTGGAAGGAATCAGTAATACCCAAAACAGACTTCATCCATTGATAGTTGGTTTCCAGGTAGTTCAGATCCGCCCTTACATCCGGCTGTATCGTCAGAACATCTATCAATGATTTCTGCTGCGGGTCACTTAAACGGATGATCTTTAACTCCTTGTCCGTGGTTTCCACGTCAACGTCCCTCGGAAGGGTGACATAAGACCCGCCCTTCAAAAGCTTTTCGTTGAGCTTGGTTCCCAATTTTGATATGGTATCCTGCTGATCCATGACCACGGCAACGTCAGACCCGCCCAGCAGCTTATCTTCCTTCGTGATATTCCGACGGAGGACTACCGGGTATTCCTTCGGCTTGTAGTAGGGGATCTTCTTTGCGACACGGCGCATTTTGATCTCGCCGGTCGGCATACCCATTTCATCCAGCATGGGTATCTCTTCCCCGTTCTCGTCAAGTTCCGGGAGGCTCTCATACGGATCAACGCTTCTCATACCGCCTCCGTCAACCATTACTTCCATGCCCTCGACCAGCTCTTCGTACTCGTCAGGCATTTTCTTTGATTTCGTGCCGCCGCACTGCGGGCATTTTCCATCCTGCATAACAGCTCCGCACTTTTCGCAATGGTCAAGCTGTCTGGCCTGAAAATCCTCGATATCCATAAGGACATAGGTATCACACCATGCAAAGCATCCGACACCCTCTTTGGATTTGTAAAAAGCAGTGTTCACCGTGACAACTTCGTTTGTGGCCTTTGCCTTTTCGTTGACGATATCCGGATCGTCGTTCTCCGCATCCTCAACGTCCACGTCATAAAGCGCCTTAACGCTCTTTTTCGTCATGGCCTCCTGCACAAAGAAGTAATCCATCTGGTCAAGCTCGGTCACTCCCGGCTGCGGGATCAGCTTACGGGGTGTAACCTCTGTGATCTTCAGATCCCCGATCTCACAATGCAGCCCGAGTTTTTCATCCCACTGCACCAGGAAATAGGAACCTCCCTGCGTATAGACGGTTCTCTCCATGGCGTCGTTCAGCTTCAGGAGGTTGCAGGTCTTTATTTTGTGTTCAAGCATCCGCTCGATCTTCTGTGCAAGCTCCGCATCCTCCGCGTGGATGGCGCGGACTTTCGGTGCCGGGACGGAAGAATCAATCTGCGATTCGATCAGCTCATAAACGGCAGAACGGATATTTGTAGGCTTTTTCGTGACGCCACTTCCGGTGTTCGGATTCGACTGCAAAACCCTTTCGCCGTTGTAGTAATCGCGATACTTTTTCAGATCCTCGCGGTCTCCGGCATACTGTGACTTCGCAATCTCCAATCTGCTCTGCCATTCTTTCAGCACTGTTTCACTCGTCATTTTTCTGATTGTCCTCTTTACTTTGTGAAAAGGGTTCACTGCGGCATACCCCACATTTCAATCAAGCGTTGTCTGTCCTCTTCGCTGGCGTTCTGGTAATCCTCGTACATATCGTCACGCCACTTGATCCGCTTCTCGTTCTTCTCGTTCTTTGCTCCGGATGTCCAGTACACGCAAAAATACCGCAGGGCGTCTACGCTATGTGTCAAATCATGCGGCTGCTTTGCGTAGACCTGCGGTTTCTTTTCGTCATGCTGTATTTTCTTTAAGCACCGTAAAAGGTTTGGTGCACAATTCCCAAGTATGGTAAGCTTCGACTTCTGGCCGTCACCATGGGCTAAAAACTCTTTCATGGCTAAACACCCGGCCATTCTGTCGTTGTTCACTTTTATTAGTGATATGCCGTGTTCATTGAACAGGTTTGCCGTGCTCTTGCCGGTTTGCGGGTTCCGGTTAAACAAATCTGGAGGGGCAAGGTATTGTGCTATCTTATACCCTTCGCTCAAATCTTTTATGATCTGTGCTGCAGCTCCAACCAGCACATTTTCCTGGTGGAACTCCTGCACAATCTGCGCATTACCAAACGCGTCCCTCTGTATCCAATACCCTGCGAACATGTCAAGGCCATAGTCCATAGCAAAGTATGTTACAAGGTTCTGCTTCAACGGATCGCTGGTTAGTATGGACTGATCCGTTACCTCCGGGAAAAACGCCCCTCCTGGTACGGTCAAGGCTTCTTCCACCGTTGCGGGGTATTCAGCAGTCATAAGATCGCCTAATTCCTGCCGGGTTTCGTTGTACCACTTTTCATCACGCGACGGATCTGCATACCACGGAATGAATATCTTGTAAAAGTTATTCTCATTGGTATACAGTTCCTCAAACAACGATCCGCGTTTGATTGTGGATACTCCGACCACCTGCCCGCTGTTGGCACGGTTGATGACCGGATATGCCGCTTGCCAGATGGAACGGTCAAACTGCTGGAACGCCCATTCATCGAACAGCAGCAGATCCGCAGTAAAGGATCTTGCAGCGTTCTCACTGGATGCGAAGCACTGGAAAACACTGTCTGCCCCTCCTGGGAAGTGGATGCGCAAGGTTAATGACGTATTTTCAAACCACGCCCCATTCCATCCCTGCGGGATCTTCCCTTTTTCCGCTACCAGCTCCGGCATATTGCGCAAGATAAAAGCCGCACGTCTTATCAACTCTGCGGCCTCTGTCTCGCTTTTAGACAATCCGATTACCGATCTGCCCTGCCAACATAGCAATAATCGTATGGCATAGTGTAGCACAAGCCATGATATGCCAAGCTGCCTGGCTTTCAGTATGATTGTTCTTTTATGGTTCTCAATGTCCAGTAGGGCGGTCTTTTGTTCATCCCATAACAGGAACGGTTGTGTGATCTCCGCCTTGTCCCTGTCCTCTATGTGGCCGTATGTTTCCACAAAGTACACGAGATGATCCCGGCAATATTCTATTTCCGCCTCGCGTATATCTGCTATTGCCATTACTCCCCCAGGTATCTACTCAAAGGGCGGCAAGGGTGTCTTACCCTTAAACCGCCCAATGACAAAATACGCCAGATGTTACGCATCAGTGATAGGCTTCTGGCGTTCCGTTCATGTGTTCTTCGTCCCGATAAATTTGATCTTCAGCAACGCCGTCTGTTGCGTGAAATCGCCATACGACCGCATTGTGAAGTTTTTGCTGTTCTTGCTGAATTGCTGAACAATAATCCTGTTCGCGCCATCCGTTCTTCCGCTTCCGATAAAATGACCGTTACTTGTCATACCTGTTGCATCAATGAAATCAAAGATAGTGTAGTTATCCAGTAACGGTGTCAGCGGATATGACTTTGTTGTGTCTGCCGCAGGCAGTGCGCTTGTTCTGTAATAAAACTCATAGATACCGTATTCCGCGCCGTCCGTGAACACGAAACGGCCTACCTGCACCACGCTACCAAGTTTCGTTTGACTCCCCTCTGGCTTGTCGACGACATAGGTATTATCCTGCCAACCGTAATCACCATCGGCGTTTGACCGTTTTGTAAGCACCTGCCCTGTCGTGCCGCCTGTCGGGATTTCGCCTGTGTAGGCGACCGCTCCGTAGCCTTTGGCGAAGATGGTGTACTTGACGTTTACGGTTCCACTGAGGCTCTCTTCCATCGTGACCGATGATACGCTGAATGACGCCGCCCCCTTGTTGGCATTGACAAACGCAATCGCATTCCCCCACGGTGTCGCAGTGCCGCCAGTTGTCGGTTGTGCCACAACGTCGTAATCAGCACCAGATGAAAAGCCAAGGTCGCTTACATCTACCGTCGCGCTTGACGACCACTTGCTGTTGTTGAATTCAACAGTCGCAACGCCTGCTCGCGCAACGCCCCAGCCCGAAGCCGCAAGGGTTTTATTGTCTGTATAGGCTTTTGCTTCTGTAACGCCTGCGGAAATCGCATTGTCCATATTCGTCCTTGACGGCACGGTTGCGGTTTTGAGATACGTACCCGGCTCTGCAAGCATCATTTCCATGTCGCCATCTTCGTTGACGTTGAACGATGCGTGCCTGCCGCCGCCGAAAATATCCATTGCGCTCGATGATTCGTTGATCTCGATCTCGGCTTTCGGCGTGACCTGCGACGCGACGTAAGCGTTCGTTTCGCTTTTGGTGTAATAGTTAGACAGGTTGACATCGGAAGTCGAACCAATATCATGCCACGCATCGTTGACATAGATGTATTCCTCATACTGTGCATCAGTCGGATGCTTTACCAGATAGCGGACACCCTGTTCACCTGTGGTCGGCAATTCGTTGACGATCACATAATCCAGCTTGTCAAAGTTTTCCAGTCCATCAAGGATTTTCTGTTCGGTTTCCGCTTTCGTGTAGGTGTTAGACTTGTCTGCCTTTTCGGCAAGCATATCCTCTACCTTATCAGCCATCGGGATGCGCCAACGCTGTGACGATGAACTGCCTGCGTCACCCTTTATCAAGCCTATTTCCCTTTGACCGCGAGAAACAACCACACCGTGACCCGTTGCCCCTCCGCTTGGCGTCTTCTTCCACGCGCCCATCCACGTATAAGCATCATCGTACCAGTAGCAACCGTCATGATCTTCGATCAACTCAAAACCCATCACATCGGTTTTGTTTGTCATGGCATCGCCAAGATACTTCGGTCTGTTTGTCAGATCGTTGAAATCGGACGTACCGCCACCGCCAGAGCCGTTCATGACATCGAAGCTGTGATCTCCGTCAGCATCAGTGATCGTGACCCTGTTTCCACCTGTGATCGGGGCGATCGTTACAGTCGGGGAAAAGCCATCGTCGCCTTTTGCGCCAGCTTCTCCCGGATCACCTTTTGCGCCCGGTTCACCATCCATTACGTCCATGGTTGTGGTCTGCTTCGCACCACTCGTACCTTCCCACTCAAACGTGACACGATGACCACCATCAATGTCATCAACGCTCTTGATCGTGCAGGGCGCCCCCTTTAACGACCCCAGGCGATCCGCTGTATCCTCTGTAAACTTTTTCCCTAACGCGTAAGAAATTGTGTCCATGCTTCACCTCACAGCTTGTTCCAGCCGTCTTCTTCCTTCTTCACATAAACCTCTGATGTCCCGGTTATAAGCAGATCGCTACCCGCTGCAATCTTTACGCCCTTACCGGCACCGCCCTTGATCCCCTCATACGTCTCAGGCAGTGTCCCGGGCAATGTGTCCGCTACAAACGAACCTCGCGCTCCTCCTTCCGCGTATTCATACTTCGTGCATACCATCTCTATACCTCCTGCAGTTGCTCTGTTATCATGTCTATTACTTCCTGCGGCCTCTTTCTCCTCCGCTCACATGCCCTCATAAATGCTGTCAGATCTACTTCCGGTTCTGGTGGGGTAAACCCTCCGTCCAGAAATTGCCTGAAAACCTGCGAGGCCGTATAACCACTGGCTTTCAGGCGTTTTATGTCGTCGTTTCTTAATCTCACAGATACCGTAGAACTGTCTTTTGTCATGTGGGGTTTACCCTTTTTCTGCTGTTTTTGCCATAAATTGGTGGTTTTGGGGGCTGTTGGGGTAAACCCCAAACCGTTTTGGTGAAAAATTTTGTGGGGCGGATGTATAGTATCTTGCACTCGCGGGACTCCAATTCCTGCCCCAGGGGGGGCGGTGGGAGGGGTGGGGGTGGGGGTGGCTCCGGAAAATTTCAAGTGTAGAAAAAAATTCCACTCCCTTTATTAACTGTTCGCTAAATATCCCTTTAGCGAATCGAACCGCCGTTCTATATAATCCCTGCATCCCTTGTTGTTACTTGCTTTGCTCGTTGTTTCGCATCCTGCATTGCTTCCGCCTGCTGCATCCCATTACTATATCTTGTGGTTACATCTCTTCTAACCTTTTCCGGATCTTTGCTATCAGGATCCTATCTGCCTCGGTTGTTATGTCTGCCTCCACCTGCTGCCGGTCAATTGGCTTTTCTCCTACCGTGTCGCGCAGGAAGTCCGCAGCCCTTACGGTTCCCTTGTTAATAGCTTCTGCGTACATTGCCGCGAGTAGTGCATCCTGCTTTGTTGCATTGTCTGGTAATCCGTACTTGATTTTTTCATCATTCCCAGCTTTTGAGCGTAGAAGTATATCAATGCTTTCAGCAAACGACAGTCTTTGCTTTAACTTTGCTTGCAGAGCCTCCCCGCCTTTTCTCTGTATGTCTGCTTCATCGTCTGCGGTTCCGGTTCCAAGCGGTTTCAATATTCCGCCAAACTGTGCAATGCGTCCATCCTGTGCGCGTGTGCCGTCTGGCAATTCCTTGTAGTGTTCATTCATTACTTCATCCGGGACAACGCGCCTGTTCTTTTTATCTCTGGTGCATATAATCGGCTGGCCGTTTGCAAGGTGGATCAGGTCGTCACCCCTTGCAGCTTCTATGAGTGTGCGCGGGTCGTTTGCATCCGTGCGGATCGCTTCGTCGTCTCTCCATTCTTTTTTTTCCATCTCTTCACCTTCCAAAAAAGCCTCCGGCCGTTGCATGTGCGCGCGTTTGATCCTGTCTTAAATTGTGTGACATCTCACGAAAAGGCATATTTTTACCCAATGAAAAAAGCGCCGGAACAGATCCAACGCTTCCCAATATCTGCGGCGCCTGCGCGTGGGCGCTTTACGCCGATATCATATTATCATAAAAAAACATCCCCTGCGTGCCTCTTTTACTTTTTTTCACGTTCCATGCGCTGCCGGATCGCGGTTGTGACATACCCGGCCATGCTTTCGCCGCTTTTTTCTGCCGCTTCAAAAACTTCTGCTGCAAAGTCCTTCGGAACGTCCACGGCGAGCCGTTTATAATTCTTTGCTTTGTACTTTGCAACCGCTTTTTTCTGTGCTTCGCTGTATTTTGCCACTTGTAAACCCTCCGGAATGTGATATAATATAAGAGCCGAGGGATGGCGTGCCCCATCCGCTCCGGCGGTTTACAGTGACAAAAGCAGCTGCCTACCCGCGCAAGAGTGAGGCAGCTGCTTATTATTTACTCTTGAATATCTTTATAATCTCCACGATTAGAATTGCAACCGTCAAAATTATTATAAGTTCTTCGTAAGTATTCATAAGCTGCTATCCTTTCCGGGTGACCGAAACGGATAGCACCACCTCCCCGGCTCTCTCCTATTGTATCCCGTGCGTATATTCTGCACAATAGTCATTTTGCACAAATTGCCTGCGCGATCTTTGGTGATCCTGGCCATTGACTATTGTGCAGAATAGCCCGATAATATGAGTGTAAGGCAGACAAAACCGCGCAACGACGCGGGACAACACAAACGGAGGTACACAAAATGAAAAACTACTTCGAGGGATGCAACACAAACGAGACAATCAAAGCGAGATTTAAGGAATTATGCAAAGCACTGCACCCGGACAACGGAGGCGACGCGGAAGAGTTTAAGGAA